GGCATTACTGCGCCAGTTGTATGTTGTAGTCAGTGCCATCGATATTCACCTTGAGCGTATATCCTGACACAGCAGAGTAAGATCCGCTGGATGTAGAACCAGTGAACTTGATCTTCGTGTTGTCCAAAGTGTTAATCGTCAAATCCTGAGTGACGGACTTCTGGGTTCTGCGAACATTTTTTTCTGACATATTATAATCCTCCCGCCTGATCTATTTCCTCCATCGCGGCAACCATCTCATCCCTGGACGGTGCCTCGACTTCAGTGACTGTCTCTTCTACCTCCTCCGGGTATGCTGGCTCACCGTTAACTGTCTGCATCTCGACTGTGGCGAACTCGTCACCCAGCGATTCGACAGAACCGTCAATTGTGAAACTCACAGCATCACCCACCTCGGGGGCGACCATCACGCCTTCCTCGTCTGCTACTTGCAGGGCGGTCAGCGGTATTTCTACTTTAGGCATAAAGCAAAGTAGCCAGGGAGGCTATTAACCTCCCCGGCTTGTTAATTAAGCATCAGTGTAGTTGGTGGTGGAGTAGATGTTGACCGCATGATTCGCGTTCAGGACGGCAGAACCGTAGTAGAACTTGAATCCGACAGTAGTCAACTGAGCCAACGGATCAGATTTGTCCGGGCCTTGACTGATCATCATCTTAGGTGCGTATGCGCTCATCGTGGAGAGATCAACACCTCCGTAAGCCTGGTCGCCCACAACGAATGTGGAGTAAACAGTACCTGCTGCGTTATAAGTGTGCTGACCTGATGTCACCAACTGACGATACGGATTAGTAGTCGTTACGACACGAACACCCATGTAGCGACCTGCTTCACCGCGATAAAGCTGATCCACATCGCCATACTTGCTTGCTTCCAACCAGTCATCATCGTTCATGAGGTCGCGAGCGACTTCAGGTGCCATGACGGCAGTGAAGTATCCGTTGCTCGTGCGAGCGTTGTTGACTCTGAGGTTGGTGCTGGCATCGAGGATGTCGAGCGCAGTCAATGCGTCATCAGTACCACCTACCGTGGCGTAAGATGTAGCAGCACCGGCATAGCGCAACTGAAGCGAGGTTGAATCGCCCAGAGTGTTACGCAGAAGCTCATCAACTTTCAGCGCGGCATCCTGTCCGTTCTGCACGGTGGCCTGCTCCATGTGGTTGAAAAGCTCAACAGCACTCAGCAAGTCTGTGATGCCTACAATCTGTCCGTACTGTGCGAGAGTTACGCTGACCGTCTCCAAAGACAACTGCTTGTAAGCAGATGTGGCTGGAATTGACCCTTCAGTCAAAGTATCAACGTCAGAAGTAGATGACTCTGGATACCTGAAGAACTTCACGTCCTTACTGCCAATCTTGCTGGGGAGCGGCGACTTATATGCAAACTGATCAAGTACGATAGTCTTGAGAGTTTGCTCCAATAGTTTCTTGTCGAAATAAGTTTGTAAACTAGCCTGGATTCCGGTTGAACCTGATCCGCTAGACGTTTTTGTTACTGCCATATTATTTTACTCAATTTGCGAACATGCCAATCCCAGAATCATCTGCATTAGACATCGCCTTCAATAACTCGTCTCGCTGCCTATCAGCGGGGAGTTTATCGAATGACTCTATCTGCATCGTGCCACCAGGTTGGCTACCGTTCAGTGTTAGTTTCTCTTCATACTCAGCGACCTGCTTTTTCAAGTCACTGACCTGTTTTTCCAGTGCAGAAGCGCGGTTAGCTTTCAGGTACATCGACGCAGCTTCTACCGCATCTGTGATACCTTCCGGGTATTGAGTTAGCACAGGTTTACGTTCCAACAGTTGGCCAACCATACGAAACAGTTCACTCTCCTGGTCATTCAGGTCTTTGTGAGTAGCAGTAGCCTGTTTCCAGTTGGTGTCCCACTTAGACACAAACTCGGCTTGTTGTTTTTTCTGCTCCTGCTCAGTTGCGGTTTGCCGGGCCTGCTTGGCAGCTTTCCGGGCTGCCTCAGCGTTGGCGTGATCGCCCTCATCCTCAAACTCCTGAGCGATAGACTCATACTCCTCGGGTGAGTAGCGACTTGTGTTGGTGCGTTGCTGGATTTCCTCAAGACTCTTCTCGTGTCCATCCTGGTACGCTTTCTTTTGAGCCTCCAACTCCTCGCGTTCTTTCTTCAAGGCAGCCTTAGCCTCGTTGACTTCTCGCCAGGATTTGTTGGCTCGATCCTGTGACTTTTTAGCTCGGGAATACTTGGACTTGGGTTGTTCGTCCTCCTGTGTCTCCTCGGGCTTTCCCTCAGCCGGTTGCTCCGGTGCTTCTTCTTCTGGGGTGTCTTCCTCCTTGGCAGACTCCTGACTAGGTTTCTCGACCTGCGGCATCGAGATGTTGTTCGCAGTTAAGTCGAACGCGCTTGCATCAGCGTCAGCCAATGCGGATAGCAGTTGCTCGCGTTCGCTTGTCACCTGGCTAGGTGCTTCTGTCACTGTTTCAGACATAAATTAGTTTGCAGGCTGCCTCAGCCATTCCAGGTCATCTGTCACTCCTGTGACTTCCTCCTCGGGTTGCTGCCTCACGGTGGCTAAACCGTCTATGGTTGCCAGTGCCGCTTTGAACCCGGCAGCTTGACCTGCCTGGTAATGCAAATCTGCTGGGGCTGAGATTAGCCGGTCGCAATTAGTGATATGCAAGTTTCTCAGGTGTTGTTGTAGGTTGGTGCCTACTTCACTCCTGAGAAACTGCTGCAACTTGGCAGCGTGTTCGTTACTCCACTCAGGTGGATCAACCCACTCCGGCACCTGCCGGAATGTTCTCCACGTTGTCAGGAATCTCCTCAGTTTGTTGAACATCTTGCTGTGCTACTTGCGCGGCTGCCTGTTGCATCTGCGCGAATAAATTCTGTAGTTCTCCCTCAACCTGCTTGCCGGTCTTGGGGTCTGCCTCCTTCAATGCTTCCAGGTGCTGAACGATGTGCTGTTCCAACATCTGACCTTCTGCTGGCTCAGGTGCGGCACCTGTGTCTGCTCTGCTTTGGATGTAGTTGACCACCGTCTGGATATGCACCATGTGGTCATCCGAGTCTTTGACTACTGCCGGGAAACCTAACCGCAGGAACGTAATTTCGTTGGCCTGATCCTCAGCTTGTGTCGCCTGCTGATCCATCGGGTCTTGGTACAGACGCTTGACCAGAGTTGCGTCATCCGACTCCAAGATAGACTTGCGAAGTTGGCCCTGATTGATGAACGGATCGTTCGCAAACATCTGAAAGCGAGTGACTGCCTTCTGCATTAGGAGTTGCTTGTTGACTCCATCCGCACTGCCAGTTGGCTGGATGCCGTAGTTCTCGTGGAGTGCCTCCTGCGGTATCTGCTGGGCCGTGTCGAGGTACCAATAGTCCAGGCTAGTCTTGTCGTATTGCAGGAGTAGCGACCAACTCATCCGGTACAATTTACCTAAAGCTATGCGGAAGATTCGCATCCGCAAATCACTGCTCTGCTGGTACAAGCCACCGATAGCCTGAATCTCAGTTGCCGTCCTTCGCTCCGTGTTCTGGAGTGTCTGCGTCAGACCAAAGTCAGGAGTGCTAACCCGGTTCTGAGCTAACTCCCGCATGATGTTCATCTGAGTATCAAACGAGATCGGTGGGGCTTGGTTGGCAACCGGCTGAATGCCAAACGGCAGGATGCTGCCAGGTGTCATTCTCAGGTTGCCTGTGTTTGGCATATCCCTCTCAGCACGGAAGAGAGGTCTGTTCGCCAAAGTCATAAAATCGTTTTTGTCATTTAAGAGTTTGGTGAGGTCAGCCTCCATCGTGGCTTGTAGCTCAACTACTCCTCGTGGCGAATAAAAGCCTGGGTCTTTAATCTCGTAAGGAAACGCTACAAACGGTGGCCTACCGTGCTTGTAGGGCACCTTCATCATCGGGCGTAAATCAATCTCAGGCTGAGTTGGCGAGAACGTGCAAATGCACCACTCGCCAGTCTTCTCATCGCGGAAGTACACCTCCCACACGATGATCTTCTCGTCATCGCTGAACGTCAGACCTTCACGCTCGAAGCGAGTGTACTCGGTGTCCATATCACCGGCATCGTTGTTGTAGCTGCCAGATATCTGGCGAATGACTTCAGGGTCTTGATTCAGGTGTTTCTGCCTGCGATATGAGTCAACCGAGTAAACACTGATGTGACAAAGCCTGTCTGCCTCTTCGATGCTCCGAGTCCAGCCCGGAACAACGAAGTGCTGTGGATCAATGCTGAAATAATTTAGCTTTTTAGCTTTGGCATCCCACAGCACCTTCATGATGCCGGTGCCACTCACCAGCATTGCGTCCACCGCACTCAGCACCTCAGTCTCCAGGTTCGTGCGCTGTTTCAGTCTGTGGTCAAACCACTGAGCCGCAGCAGTTGTGTACTCGGCTACCTGCGGTGTGGTGGGGATAAACTGAGCGATGAGGTCTGTGGCGACTAACTGCTGAAAATACGCAGGCTTCAGTTCGCTGATCGTTGTGTCTACCA